TTTTGGTCTGACTGGCCGATACGTCGGCAACAGGCAATACGTCGGTGGCCGCCGCAGACGCAGCCGGAAGGGCAGGTAACTGCGTAATGCGTTGGTCGGACAAGGTAAAGCCTCCGGTGCCTGCAGCCGTAAAGTCAGTTTAATCAGTCGTTTCCTGTAGCAGGAAGTTGAGAGACTGCTCCAGTTGAATACGGTCGTTGTCTTCCTTGAGGATGTAATCAGCGGGGCGTCCCACCAGTAACCGAATTTCGCCCGTGGTTACAAAATCAATCGCGCACTGGATCGTGTCAGTCGTGTTGACCGTAACGCCAGCCCGCGTGACCATCGCGGTTGCTTGATAAAAGATCGTTTCTGTTTCAGGCGTAATTTCCGAGTCGGTCAGATAAAACGCACACTCAAATTCGCTGCCAATATCAAGACGCTGGATCAACTGCAGCATCACCAATGGCGTTTCTTTTTCGCCGTTAGTGGTGTAATCAAACAGGCAGTCAATCGTTCCACTGCCGCTGATCAGTCCTGCTGCAAATTGGCTGCGGAACTTATCGCTTAGGGTTGTGGCGTCAAGTGCTTCGCGGTCGGTGTTGAGCTGATAGCTGGTTACATTGCCAAGCGTGTTGTAATTAACGTCGCGGATTGTGTAGGTAATCGGCAGTGGCGCACCAGTGAAGGCGTAAGTTGTCAGCTCAGCAGCTCTGTTGTTATTGACCGCATCAGAAAAGGTAGTAAAAAAGCGCAGACCGCCCGCGTTGTTGATGTTGACGTAAGCCGAAATAGAAGGCTCCACCACGCCTGACGCCCATGCGCTACTGGCGAAACACTCCAAGCCGCGTGCGTCTGTGGTCGCAATGTCTACGCGGTCGCCAGTAAGGATATTGTCTAGGGATGTATCAAAACCGATGCGATTAAGGCTGGTGTTTACATCTGCCGGGTCAATACTGTCTGCAACCTCAATCGGAATGACGCCTGTATTGCGACGCAGTTTTACCGAGCCATGAACGCCTAGAAATACCGTCATTCGATTACGCCTCCAGCAATAAAGTCGCCGTCAACCGTAAATTGAATCGGCACCGAAGTCAGCTCACCAGTTGATACCGCAACCTGCGCCGATGTGATGTAAGCGTAAAACTGGATGTTGTCGTTAATGCTGGTGCCGACCTTTAGCTCCATCAGCACGCGGTCAGATTCGGCAACCGCGCCAACCTTTTGGATCTTGCCCAGTAATGCCGTGAACTGACTGTAGGTGGCAGACTCACCAGCCTCAAGCCTGTAGTACACCAGCGTGGCGCTGCCGGTGGCGCTTTTGATGCCAGGGACAAACGTGTTGCTGGTGCTATCGACGGTGTTGGTACTGATCAGTTCAACCGTCGTATCAAGCGACCAATCACGGATCTTGGCGACAGGCTTCCCGTCCACCACCAAGGAACCGGAGCGACCTGTATAGAAGCCCATCAGACCGTGTTATGCGTAGTTTCAGGCTAGCGGATGACAAATAGCCCGTCGCTAAAGTCAGCAATCAAGCTCTGGCCAGAGTTATCACAGGGATGCTCCACAGCCCGAACACTGACTTCGCCTTCCTCATCCATCTGGACTTCAACCACGCGGAAGGTGCGCTTTGCCTTGGCAGGTGTTCCAAGCACAAATAGCCAGCCTTCGTAACCGGCAAGTGAGCTAGCCACGTTGGAGTTGATGCTGGCGGTTGTGGTGATGACGCTTTGACCATCCTTGTAAAGCAACACGCTGTAGCTGCCGTTGGGAATGGTGTCTGCCAGTGGAATGTTTAACGCGCCACCCGATTCAACCTGTCCGCTGTAAATGCCCTGCCATTCCTGCAGGCCGGCATCGACGTAGATGTAGGCGCCAGGGGACAGGGGGCTGTCGGTTGGGAAAGTTTTGAACTCGATGTTGCGGCGGATGTTGCGGCGCTGCTGGCACAACAACTTGGCGTACATGATCGCTTGGCTTCTGTTGGTGACGTACTGCGACAGATCAAACGTCTGACGGATTGCGGTTGCTTCAGTTACGCCAACAAGGCTTACATCCACGCTGGCATTACGCGGGAACACGCCGTCGCGTTCGGTGTTGCGATAAATCACCGTGGCAATTAGATCCTGAACGCTGCTGCCGTAGTCGATGAATTCTTCCTTGTAGGAATCCTCAAGGATGTTGCCGGCGGTAAACATGGCGCGGATTGGCACCGTGCGGGTGATGTTGCCGGCGTTGTCGCAGGGCACTGCAGGAATAAGGGTTTCCTTGCCGCCAATACGGCCAAGTTCCAGCAGGCTGTACGGTGCAACTTCTGCCCAGAATTGACGCCAGGCAGTCGGCTCAGCAATCACACCATCAAAGAACAGATTGTTGCGTTGGCAGAAACGCTTAGCCAGTGCCAGTGCAGGCAGGTCAATACCTTCAACCTTGGCGTACTGTCCGATGCCGTCAACGTTGTCGAGGATGGTATCTAGGAAGATTTCGGGTGCAAAGCTGGAGGCGGTGTCCGGATTTGCGCTGTAAGTCCCGTCGTCATTGAGGCGGCGCACTAGGCGACCTTTGTTGACGAAGACGCTCATGGAGCGCAGATCTTGTACGCCTTGACCGCTGTAGACGTTGAAGCCCAGCATTGTCAGGTTGTTGTAGAGCTGCGGGTAATTACTGAACGCCTCGGTTGATTGTTCGGTGACAGCTTTAATTTCAAGCTCTGGACCGTTATCAAAGCTGAAGTTCAACTGCGTGTCTGAGCGCATGGAGAACAGGCCCCATTCGTCAAGTTCAGACGGGTTGCGGTTAATGGGTGCCAGCAGTCCATCGCGGTTACGTAATTTGCCGGTGAAGGTAAAGGTGCCGCCTGCAGGTCCGCTGATGGTTTGAACGTTGCCAGCGTTTTCGATGTAGGCAAAATCAGTGAAGCCGTACTGGCGCATTTCAGCAGCAGTTTCAGCAATCGGCTCAAACTTGAATTGCCAGTTGCCGGTGTTGTCGTCTGCGATGAATTTGAGCGAAATGAAGTTGTCTACGTCTGCGCCACGGCGGACAACAAAGATGCGTGATACGCGAGTCCAGTCATTGCCAGTGCGGCGATACCAGACCCAGAAGAACATGGAACGTAGTTTGTAGCCGTTATCGCTCTCCTTGTAGTTGTCCATGGTGACTTCGCCATAGACCTTTTGCCGCCCTTGTACTCGCTTAAATACGCGGGCTTTTAGCGCAAAATCAATAACACGGCAGGGTGTAATTGTTTCATAAGTTGCTTCCTCAATTTTTACCAAGCATTTGGTGTTAAAAAAGTCGTTCAGCAGCTCCGGGTTCCGAAGAACAGCTTCGTAGTACGTTTTTTCGGCTTGCTTTTGGTTGATCTGATTTTGCCAGCCGCTAGCGCGGCTATTTGTGGCATCTAGGTCAACATTGCTGGTGCCACCGTAGATTTCTGCAAGCTCTTTGTTGAGGTTGTTTTGTTCACGCAGTAGGCGCTTGCGGTCTTCGCGAAGGCTGCGTCCTCTGCGATCAGCAAAGCCATATTGACGAATTGCTTCATCTAATTTTGCCTGTAGGTTTTTCAGGCGGCGGTTGATACCGCGTATTTCTTCCTTCCAATCTCTGATGCGATCTCTGTTGCGATCAGCGCGGACTTTGTCTAGTTCGTCGTCAATTTTGCTTTGCAGTTCGCGGCGACGTTCACGCGCATCTTCTACTTTGTTTGCAAAGTGAATCGTGATTGAGTCGTAGTTGCTGCCGTCGTCTCCGGCAATTTCCTCAATTTCTGCTGTTGTCCATTTGCGGTCACGCAGTTCTTCGATCTGATCAATACGGTCGTTGATTTGATTGATTCGATTGGTGATTTCGCCGGCGCGGGCTGATGCAGAGCCAGTGAGAATTGGTGGCGTCTGCGAAATAAGCCTGTTCAGCTCTACAATTTCTGCGTTAAGGCGTTTGATTTCATCTGTTGCCTCGCGCTCGTTGGCTTTGTAGTTGAGCGTGCCGTAATCTTCCTCTGGGCAGATGCCAGGCTCGATGCACTCCAGATCAATGGTGGTCGCATCGTTATCCAACTCCAGATCCTGAATTTGACCCTTAACGCGAAACTTGGCGCTGCCTAGCTTGTAGGTGCTTGCCGCGTCTATGTAGCTCAGCAAAGTACGACGCAACTCTGAAGCGGCTTGGCGTACATCGCTGGCACCATTGCTGGCAAGCCCTTTGAAACGCAGGGTAAATACAGTCCCAACAGGAACAATCGGGCGTGAGTTATCCAAAACGTTGTCAGGCCAATATCCGCCCCGTCCATTAAGTTCAATGCCTAAATCTGCCCGCAGGCTGGACGAGCCTCTTTCGTCACGATCCAGGTAGACAACGTTGATAGGGATTGGTGCTGTAACGCCGCACCGTGTCATCGTGGACGGTGAAAATGCTTGACTAAAGCCTTCTGCTTTTTGCGCGCCAGTTAAGGCAGCACGATAAACAAAAGCTGATGCAGGTTCGTTGACGCTAGTTGGATCTGTGCCAGCGCCGAAACGTTGATCACTAAAACGCAGAATCCCGTTTTGCCGTAAATACAGCCAATACTTTTGTGCGCCAAACTGACGCAGGGTTGCCTGACCAAAGGCTGTGCGGGCTACATCAATGCCGGTGGGATCAATGTTTGACGCGCCAATCACTGCAGCCATCTGCATGAACTGACTGGAGCCAAAGCTGCTGACAGCGGACCACACCATTGAGGTGTTGACGCGAACGCCGCCCGTTGTGTTTTGGTCGGTGTTGCAATAAACCAGATTGACGGGATCGCCGTACTTCGCCAACTCCTGTGCGCTGTTAAATCCGAAACGCGGGGAAAATGCTTGATCGCGTCTACGGCGTTGGTCCTGTTGCGAAGGTAGTTCTGGCTTTGGTGCTAATAACGCGGCGCCTACCTGAAACAGGATGCCAACAATAGTTAGAACTAAACCGATTGTTCCCGGATCGTTTTGTGGCAGTAACAGGCGATCTTCAGGCAGTTTTGTGTGATCAAATTGCGCCTGCACAAAGTTCAGATATTCCTGCTCGCTAATGCCCAGCTCAGCAATCAGCTGGTGTTCGTAGGGCAGTAGGCGGCGGGTCATTTGTGAAGCCTGAAATAATGGCCGTGATTAGGCGGAAGCGGAGCCAGCACCACGCCGGATCTCTCGCTGATAAACAAAACGTTGCCGTCGTCTAACACTGTACCCATGGCGCCGCCCTTTGTACCAGGCAACAACACAACCGCGTGACGCTCAGGACCATCTAGCCGCGTGCCGTTTTGTAGCAGCCATTTCGCCATGATCCGACGCGGAAATGTGTCGTCGGTATAGCGCTCAAAGTACCAAGCAAAATCTGGTGTGTGATCGTAGTAGCCGAGCCGGCGGCGAACCTCGGCAAACAGCAGGCAACAATCGACCGTGCCTGAACCATCGCCGGGGTAGGCGCCCCACGCACGCTTCAAGCCGATCAGGTCGTTCACCGCAAGTACAGCTCGCTGTTAAGAGGCAGCGGGCCAACGTTTTCGCGTGTCAAGGTTCGAGCTGGGAAGGCGCTGCCCACGCTGTCGATTGCAGAGCGGAAACGCAGTTCAACTGTGGTCTCGCTAAAGCTGGCGCCAATGCCAATGTAGTAATCCGTCAGCGGCGTCAGGATTTGATCGCTGGCATTAAGCCACGCTGTTGTAAACGCCAAGGTGCTCAGGCGGTTGCCGTTGGCTTGCTCCACCAGCCGCAGTACAACCTCTAAATTCGGAAACAGTACCTGTAGCGTTTCGTTGTCGCCGTTAAGCGTGGCAAGCGCACCAGATGCCTGAAACGGAGCAAAGCTGTAGGACTCGCTCAGATACGTACTACTGGCGCCGACAAAATAATTCTGGTAGCGATGAACGACACCACCAGCCGTTGTCAGTTTGAAATACTGTGCGATGCGAATTTCGCTCATCAGTAATCAAGCTCCCCGGCAAGGCTGATCGTCACAGTGTTACGTCCCACGTAAACCGAACGCACTTCAGGCGGGCTGGTGTATTCCCACTTGATTTGCGTGGGTGATTGGATCTTGCTGGTTAGCGTTGCATCCATCCCAGCAAATGTCTCAGCGGGCAAAGTGAACCGACTGAAGCCGCCAGATGTGCCGTTATAATGGTCGATCAGCTGGGATGCTGCGGTGTCGGTAATGTTGGTGAAGGTCAGTTGCAGTTCATAGCCGTAGGCGCGGTTGCCAAAGGCTCGTTTGACTGTGGCGCCAGACAAGGCGCGATACACCTTTGTAGGGAACTGACCGAGGCGGAAGCTCCGCTCTGACGGTTTGATGCCGGGGAATTGAGCAGTCATCAGCGGAGACCCACGCGGCTACGGGTGCCAGGGCTTTGCTGCAGTTTATCTAAGGTCATTGTCATGCCTCGTTTTGCTCCGTCGCTGGCGGCTTGGCGGCGGGTGGCTGCCATGGCTTGCTCCAGTTGATCTCGGCTGACGTATTCAACCCCGCCGATGTTGGTGGTTTGGAAGCTCATGTTGAGCACTGGCGCACCTGCTGCAGCGGAATTGGAACCCATGGCAGAACGCAGGTCGTTGTTTGACATGACGTTGCCGCCTGTGCTGGGCAAGAACAACTCAGGTCCGCGCTCACCAACCACATAAGGTTGCCCAACCGAGACGGGGCCGCCATTGGCAAGTCCGATTCCGCCAGCCATGCCTGTAAGGGGGCCTTCCATTGAGTATTGGCGCATGGGTGCCAATGTGGCTTCTGTAATACCGGACTTAGACATATCGGCACCTCCACCACCTCCGCCTAAACCGGCAAAAATTCTTGCAATACCTATTGCAATGTATTGAGCAATCATTTGTTGAGCTGTCTGTAATAAAGCGTTACCAACAGCGTCCAGAAACTCAGCAAATACTTGCTGTGCCGTTTTTGTGCCACGGATAATTTCAGAAAGGTTTGTTGTCATTAAACCGGCAATTTGATTACTGACTCCTTGTATAAGTTGGCCGTAACGGCCCATAAATTGCTGTTGTCTTAGCAGTGCCTGTTCGGACAACTCTATTTGAGACAGATACTGTTGTTCCAGTTGGATAGCGCTTAAGGTACTGGTTATACGACTATCTAGCAATCCCAGTTCTTCTGAAGAAGCTGAAGAAGCTACAGCATTACGCTCTATTTGCAGATCAGCTAGCTGCCTCTCTAGTGGAACCAGCGTTTCATAGCGGCGTGCAGATTGATCTAACTGCTGATTAAGTTGTTCTAGGGTATCTCCGCCTAAAGGGTTGGCCAGCTGAGCCTGGATACGCCCTAATTGGCCGCCGCGTTGTTGTCCAATGTCCTGAAGCTGGCGAGGGCCTTCAGTCGCTGCAAGGGCGCGAGCGGTTTCTAGACGAGCAATGTCTAATTGAAGCAGACGGGCTTTTGCTTGGGCTTGACCTTCTAAATTAGCTCGTTGCTGATAGTAAATAGAAGTAAGAAGCTCTTTTTCTTTTGCTGATATATCTGCTGAAAGTAATTTTTGATCTAGTTGTAGATCTAGTATGCGTGCTTCTACGTTTAGCCGCTCTTGTTGTTGACGTAAGCTTTCCTTTAATCCAGCTAGCTGTCCTTGAGTAGTTGTTGTGCGGGTTACATCTACATCGGCGGACTCTAAAGTAACTTGACTTAGTTCAATTTGTAAACCCAGTATATTTTTTACTGTCTGTTCCTGTTTGCGTGCGGCTTCCTCCGCTCTGCGGGCCGCCTCCTCTTGGCGCCGCTGTAGTTCTTCAATACGCTGCCTTTCAATGGCATTAAGATCAATTTGTGTCTTTAGACGACTTTGATCTAGTAGGATCAAACGTTCTTTACCACTAATCTGTCCTTGAACAAACTTGTATTCAATTTCAGCTTCACGACTAATGCGTTCTTGTTGCGCAAGGCGCTGAGAGGTGTATACGAAAAGATCGAGGTTATTTTTAGCGCTAAGTGTCGTTAAAGCGGCTTGTGTACGTAGTTGGTCTGTTTCTTGCCGCAGACCGGCGGCTCGCTGTGCAGCTTCTGGAGTAAATACAGCCACTTGTCGCCGTTTTTCGCCTTGCAGGGCAACTTGGCCTATGAAGCTGGCGATAGAAAAACCGCCTTTTTGAGGATTAGTACGCTCAATTTCCTTAAATGTTTTAATAACTTCAGCGGTTATTAACGTGAGCGTAGTTTTAACTTGTTTACCAAAGTTGTCCCAGCCGTTGCCTGCGTCTTGAAGAGCTTTCGTGTTTTCCCTTCCGATTACGGCACTGAGTTCGTTAAAGGCTACTTGGGCAGCGCGTGCCGTTTGTCCGCTGCTTTGCAGATTGGATATAAGGGTACGAGTTTGAGGATTTAGACCTCCCAGCAAGGCTTCAAGACTTTGCGTAGCATCTCCAGTTCCACGCAGAGCTTTTGCGAAGTCTCTAGCAGAATTAGCAGCTGTATCAAAAGCACTACCTATTGCGGTGCCAACAAGGGATAAACCAAAACCAAAAGAACCGCCTAATGCGCCTCCGATGGCACCGCCTGCGCCGCCACCGACAGCTGCGCCAAGGCCTTGACCAAAAAGTAAGGGGAACGCGCCGCCAATGATTGCATTGCCCGCTGCTTCAGATGCTTGTTTTCTATTTGTTGCTCGTTTGGCAACGGCAGCAGCATTGCGTTCCAATACTTTGTTGAGTTTGATCTCAAATAGTTCTTCTCTGGTTATTAACTGTAAAGTTTCTCGCCTAATCGCGTTTTCTTGCTGCTTTGTTTTGAGTATTGCTTGTGCGTTAGCGGCTTCTCGTTGTCCTCCTGTGAAGCCGCCACTGAATCCCGGACCACCGGGCGCAAACTCGACCGCTCCGACTGTTTGCCCTCTCAGAAACTCTTTTTGTAGCCTTTGTTGGCGGATAAATTCAGCAGTTTGTGCACGAGCAGCGCGAGCTGCAGCCTCTGTACGCTGTGAAAATTCTTGCTGCCTATCAGCTAACTTTTTAGTTTGAGCAGCGCTTTCGGCTGCTGCGGCAGCTTGTTGGTCGAGAGCTTGCTGTACCTTGGCTGCTTTAGCGTCTAATTTTGAATTAACCAGGCGCTGTTCCGCTTCAAATTGAGCTTGCAAAACAGTATTAAGCTCCGCTCTACCTTTACGTTCAGCAAGTATTTGTTCCGTTCGTCCACGGAGTTGCGACGCTAATGCCACCGGAGATGCTTGACCTGGGCCTATGGGCTCAGCAAATTGAGTAGAGCCCGCAAGAAACTTTTCTTTTTTGCGCTCAGCCTGCAGCGCTACAGACGCCGCTTTTTGATCCAGCATGGCGTTTGCTTCCAAACGCCTTCTTTCTTCTAGTGCTGCCAATACTTGTTCTAATTCTTTAGCGCCTTTTCTTTCAGCGAGTATTTGTTCCGTTCTTCCACGGAGTTGTGAGGATAGTGCGACTGGCGAAGCCTGGCCAGGGCCGATAGGACCAGCGTATTGCGTAGTTTCTCTTACGCCAGCGGCGGCAAGCTTCGCTTTCCGCTCTTGCTCAGTGATTTGTTTTAGTAGCTCGGCTCTTTCACGTAGGCCTGTATTAAGCTCGTTTGTTGCTGTTATGTATTTTTTGGCTGCAATAGTTGCTTCATCTGTGCCCAAAGCGACTTCATTAAATGCAGCAGCTGCCCGGCCTACAACGTCACGTAAATTGTTGATGTTGCGGACAATGCCTCCGCTACCGATATTTTCTAGGTAGTTGTTGAGTTGGTTTACAAGTTTTGATGTTGCGGATACTTCATTTTGAAGCCGCTTAAGTTCTTGGGCGCCGCGTACCGCAATTTCAATATCGGCTCTGTAGGCCACGGCTCCACGTCACACTCTGGTACTTCAGTTTACGGTGTAAAAAAGCCGCCGGGTTAGCGGCGGCGTCTGGCCTTGTCCATCTCCTTCTGCTGGTCTTCGTTCAGGATCTGGAAGTAAGCGCTCCAGCCGAGTAATTCCTCGGCTGTCATGGTGGTCCGAACTTCGGTAAGGGTTAGGCCCAGTTCTTTGGCGACGCCAAACTGGAGCATGAGCCAGTTGTCCTTGCGGAGTTCGGCGCTCAGGATTTTGGGTCGATGGGCTCGGCGTCGTCGGTCAGGATCGCCAGCATCAGAGCCTGCAAGTCTTTGTCCTTCACCTCGTTCTTCAGTACGTCTACTTCGCCGACGCTGAACAGCTTCGAGCCGGATTCGTCGAGGGCCTTGGCAATCAGCAGTTGGAGTGCGAAGGCGTTGGCGTCGTCAGATTTGGCCTGTTTTTGGGCGCGTTCGCGCTCAGCCATCGTTAGTGGTGCCACCCACATTTCAAATTTGCTGCCGTCGGACAGCTCTACTACTTTTTTGACTGGCTCCAGGTTGGCGGCCTTGCGGAGACGGTCGATTGCGCGTACAGGAACGGGCATACCAATGCTTGGGGTATGGGATTAGTGTAGCGGAGTAGAAATGAAAAACCCCGGCTGGGGGCCGGGGCTTGCTGAACTGACTGCGACAGCAGACTATCAGGCGGAGGTGCTGAAGTCGAAGGTCGGGGTGCCAGCAGGGCGGAAGTTGACGGTCACCGATTGGGCGTCGTCGGGGTTGATGTTCAGGCTGGCCGAGGTCAGCACTGCATCGAACGAGATGGAGCGGCTCAGGCTCTCGCTCAGGGTGCCGCCGCTGAACACGCGGTCGGTGTAGAGCTTGAAGGCAGCGCCGTTTTGCTGGCGCTGGAGCACGTCCTCGATCATGCGGTTGGACAGGGCGGCGTCCTCGTTGGTCATGTAGACCGTCGCGGTGCCGGTGCCATCGCCGAAGCCGCTGATGTAGCTGCGGAAGGGCACGTACTGGCCAGGAGTTTGACCGATGGTGGTGACGTCGATCTCAGCGCGGCTGATCTCGAAGCTCCAGTCGCGGACTTGGCCGACAACGGCGAAGTCGGCGTAGTACACCTCGAACTCGTTGGGAGCAGCTACGGTGCCATCGTCGGTGATGGCAAGGATGGTGCCGCCGGCAGAAGTCGATACGGTGAGCGCACCAGTTGCAGCGGTATAGCTCAGGACGTAATAGGTGGTGGCGTCAGAGATGGGCGCAGGCAGGGTGCCGGTGCCGGAGCCGCCCGTCTGGCTGTTCACCACGCGGAATTTCACCGGGTCGCCTGCCTTGAAGTTCAGGTAGGGGGCGACGGTGATTACATCGGTGCCAGTGTTGACGCCGGCTTCGCCGAAAGTGCCGGTGGTGCCGGCGGGTTTGTAGTAGAGGGCGCCGGACGTGCCGGACAGAACGGTGGTGGCCATAGGGCGTACCAAGTGAACGTTGTTGGGCGGGCACTGCCCGGCTTAATACAGGTTAGCGCCTGTTGTTAAGCATCACCTACGACAAAACAGTTGCGACGTAAGAGGTATCAATCCTTCCTACAAAGTGTGGGGCCTCCTCTGTCGCTGAAAATGTCGGCCCATTGATTTCGCCGACGCGGAAAAACACGCCGCTTGTTGTTTTGGCGGTGTTGTTTAGTGTCTCCAGTGCGTTGACTGCTGCAGTGATCAAAGTTTGGTTGCGGGCTGGGCCTTTGCCTTTTTCCGTAAAAATGCGGATAACAACAGCGCCACGGGCGTTGTCAACGCTGCTGGTAAGCGTGGGTTCGTTGGTAATACCGAAAGTAACATTGACGCGAACGTACTCAGTGGTGGTGTTAGGTGGAACTGCTGTGATGTTGTCAAAATATACGGGTACTGGTGGCACCAGTGCGCCAAATGCTGTAAGCAGCGGATTTTCGACGGCGGCGCGGATTGCTTGGTAGTTCATAAACGGATGCGTCCCAGTTCTTCGTCCATTTCAATCCGTATCCGCCTATCTATAGCACCGCCACGGGCATATGTTGTGTACCAGTCAAGCGGGGCTGTGCTGCGGTTAGGGCCTTCATCATCCCCTATCAAGTCGCCGCGATAGCCACTTACACGAGTGCCGCGATCATATTCCTTTAACGGAGTTGTACCGGGGTCGATAAAAATGCCTTCCGCTAAGTCGCGTGCTTCGTCTGCGTAAGATGCGAAATTTGAGATGGTGTACTTAACATCATCGAAGGCAAAACCGCGCCCGCTAAGCAGTGGTGCAGGTACACGCCGTGGAACACCAGGACCGCCATCGCCTGCAGTGCGGCGTCCGTCAGTGGTTTCAATTTGCCAAGAGTTTGAAAACTTACCTGACCACACAGGGCCTGCTTCTTGTAGATCTACGACAATTTCTTCTGCTGCACGAGCTGGCCCTCGACTAAAAGCTGCAACAGCAAGACGATCCAGATTTTGTCCTAAGCGATCCAGTTCGTTTAGAAAACCTCCTTTGCGTGCCATTACTGCGGCCTCACGATTAGGGAGTGGTAAACAGGGTTGTCGCCGCGATAGGTGGTAATGGCGATAATCTTTGCCTCGCGGCTAGCTCCATCCTGCTGGTACTGGATGCGGTCGGCCTCGGTTGGGTAGTAGGTACCAAGTTCGCTGGCTCCGATGATGACTTTTAGATCGGTCGTTTGGTAAAGACCCTCCGCCTCACGAGGACTTACGCGCGTAATAACAGCTTTCACCGTCACGGTAGTGTCGGAACCAGTGACCGCTCCGGTTGTTGGGTTGTAGGTGCGGGGTGTCGCGGTTTTGATGTACGTGATGTTTTGGCCCCAGTCGGCGAGGACTGAGGTGGGGATTGGGGCAAAGGTGGTGTCGATCAGGCCCATGTCAGCCTCGACGTAGACGGACGGCGTAGTTGGTGGCGCCACCCATGCAGTAGGCGCCGAGGTAAGTCTGCAGCCA